CAATAAATATGGATAATGCAATAGTACTAGCAAAAATTATTGCTAGTATAGAAAGTAATTCTGATCCTAATGCAATACAAGATAATGATGAAAGCAAGCCTGGAAGAGGACTTTTTCAATTTGAAAGAAATTTTTCAAAACGAAATCAGGGAGCAGAAACAGCAATAAATAGAGCTAGAAATTTTAATCCTGATATATCTTGGTTATCTAAATTTGAAAATGATACTGTTTTTGATGTGACAAAATTAACAGGTCCAGAACAAGTAGAGTTATTTATTATTAATAATATAGTTGGACCAGGAAAGTTTTTAGAAACACTTAATAATTTTGATGCTAATAAAGCATATCAATTTTGGAGACAAACACATTATGCAGGTGAAGAACCACCAAGTAAGGAGAGAATAACAGAATTTTATAATACATTTGATGAATTTAAAAAAGATTAATTCGGATACCCGATTTATTGGCCCCGAATACAACACCAAATAGGGACACCCAAGTTTTCTTGGCCCCCATAGGAGGTACACGACATGACTGATATTACAGAAAGTGAGTCATTAGAGCCTACCCCATACGAGAATGCCTATAGGAGATCACTTATGGATGAAGATCCATCTCCTGAAACACCAGATCCTGAGATTCTTGACATACCAGACGGTGATACTCAAGACGTTGAAGGACTGATTAAGGCACAGGATGCAAAGGAGCACGATTGGAAAAAGCGTTATAGCGATCTAAAGAGTTATCATGATCGTAAGAATAACGAATGGCTCCAACAGAATGAACTTACAGAAGCAAAGCTAAAGTTGGCAGAGCAGAAAGTTTCGGCTCCACAAAATCTTCCTAAGTCACAAGAAGAGTTGGAAGAGTTTAAGAAAGAATATCCTGATGTTTATGATGTAGTAGAAACCGTATCTAGGCTTCAAGCCAATGCCAGTGTTAAAGAAGTAGAGGATAGAATTGAATCTCTTCGTAAGGCAGAACGAGAAGCACAGATTAGAACTGCTGAAAAGGAACTTCTTTCAGTCCATCCAGATTTTCTAGAAATCAAAAGTGATTCTGAATTTCTGTCATGGTTGGAAGAACAACCCAAAAGTATTTCAGATGGTGTCTACAAAAACAGAACAGATTCTAAATGGGCTGCTAGAGTGATTGACTTATATAAATCTGATAAGAATATTAGTCAGAAAAAAAGAGGAAGACCAAGTAAAGCTAATATGTCTGCTGCTCAAGCTGTAACTAAAACAGAACGAGTAGTAACACATACTAGTGATGGAGAAAAGAAAGTTTGGTCTTCTTCAGAAATTGCCCGGTTAAAGCCACATGAATTTGAGTCTCTTGAGAAAGAGCTTGATAAGGCAAATCGGGAAGGAAGAATTATACCATAACTAAACATAAGGAGAATTAATCATGGCTGAATTTGGTTTAGCTGCTGGTTATCAGAACCTTCCTTCTGGTAACTGGGTTCCAGCAATTTACAGTCAAAAAGTTCTCAAATTCTTCCGGCGTTCTTCGGTTGCAGAAGCTGTAACCAATACCGACTATGCTGGAGATATTGAAAACTTTGGTGATACTGTAAAGATTATTAAAGAGCCATCAGTTACTGTGTCGTCCTATTCAAGGGGTGCCGTTGTAAACACTCAGAATCTTGCTGACAATCAGATTACTCTGACCGTTGATCAGGGTAACTATTTTGCCTTCAAGGTTGATGATGTTGAGGAACGGCAGAGTCACGTAAACTGGGAAGCTCTATCTACTTCTTCAGGTGCTTATAGCTTGAAGAAGGCTTACGATTATAATGTCTTGAAGGTAATTAGCGATAATGCTTCAACTGACACTACCAATCTTGGTGCTGCTGGTTCGGCTATTTCGTGTAATACGGGTAACGAGTGTGCAAACTATCTTAGCACTTTTGCTCGTCTTCTGGACGAGGCTGATGTTCCTGAAGATAATCGTTGGATTGTGGCCCCGCCACAGTTCTATGAGATTCTTCGGCAGGCTGATGCTAAGTTAATGGACTCAAGCGTAACTGGTGAAGATGCATCTGCTCTTTTGAACGGTGCAGTTACCAGTCGTAAGGTTCATGGTTTTAGTTTATATCAGACTAATGCAATTACTGTTGGTACTGCTGGTGTTGCTGCCAGTCATACTTTTGGGCCATCCACTACAAGTGGTGAGACGATTGTTCTTGGTGGTCATAAGAGTTCGACTTGTACGGCTTCGGCAATTGCCAAGACTGAAGTTATTCGTGATCCCGATTCGTTTGCTGATATCGTTCGTGGTCTGCATGTCTTTGGTCGTAAGGTAATTCGTGCATCTGGTACAGGATTCACGGGTGCTTACAAAGGCATCCCTGATCTGAACACTTAGAGGAGGATTGACATATGGCTACTCATGATAAGACGGGTGCAGGCGGTACGTCAGGACATCCTTCAACGGGTGGGCGACGGCCTTACTTAGTAGAAAATACTGCTGACTTTTCAGACTTTGATCCTGCGGCAGCGGATATCGTTCAAATGGTTGATATCCCTGCTGAGACTGTTGTTATGGCGGCTGGCATAGAAGTTCTAACAGCTTCCTCGACTTCAGTTGTTATGGATCTAGGAATCACTGGTGTTGATCCTGATATCTTTGTAGATGCACATGACTGTACATCTACGGGACATGCTCAGTTTGACGCTGTTGATGCAACGGCAATGTTAACTAGAGGATCTGCCGATACACTTGATATTCTTGTAGCTGGTGCACAAGACACCGCTGGGAAAATCAGGGTATGGGCAGTTATGTGTGACATTTCTGGTGTTGATGAGACAGACAATAACTAAGATGTATTGGGGAGAGCCTTCGGGTTCTCCCCTTTACTACAGGAGAAATTAATGACTATGGAAAAATTAAGTATTTCTGAGATTGATAAACATAAGGGATATAGAGATACTATTAAATCTGGAAATATAGTTTGGAATGCAAGAAGTACTCAGAAAATTAATAAAAACGATAATGATTATGACAGTACAAATTCTTTGAGAATTAAAAGTTTAGAAAATAAAGTAGATCTTTTACAAAATACTTTAGAAAAAGTTTTAGATAATATATCACTAATTAAAAATGATTGGAAATAACATGTGTCCTTTATGCAATACTGGAATATTTATTTTAGGAATTTTAGTAACTCTTATTGTTTTTAAATATAAATGGATTATAAGAAAAATTAAATCATTATTTAATAGATGATAAAGATAAAAATTCCATTTATACTTTTTTGTTTATTTAGTATAGTATCTTGTAGTGTACATATAGAGTTTTTAAAAATTCCCCTATAAGAATAATTATGACAGAAATATTAAAATTAACAGAAGATGCTAAAGACTATATGATAGATATATGTAATAATGAAAATAAAAAGTATATACATTTATCTGTAGTTGGAGGAGGGTGTGCTGGGTTTTCTTATAAATGGAATTTTGTAGATTCATTAGAAGACAATGATGAGGTTATCCTTATTGAAGATAATAAAAAATTAGTCATAGATAATATATCTGTGATGTATTTAATGGGAATGCAAATAGATTATAAGAGAGATATTTTTGGTTCTATTTTACACATAGATAACCCTAATGTAACTTCTAGTTGTGGATGTGGAGAATCTTTTAATATTTAATAATTTATAAATGATGATAATCTTATAAAATTAGGAATTAGTATATAATGGCAACATATTTAACTTTATCAAATAGAGTTTTAGAATCTCTTAATGAAGTTACTTTTTCTACTACAGATTCAGGAACAGAATTTAATGCATCTAGAGGTATTCAGACTGCTATAAAGACTTTTGTAAATCAATCAATAAACGATATTTATAATTCAGAGTTACAATGGTCTTTCCTACATTCAGATGGAACACAAGCAACTACAGCAGGTACGGCTGAATATAGTCTTCCTTCTGATTTTAGGCATGTAGATTATGATACTTTTATTATAACACCTACTCAACTTGTATCTACAAATACTTTTGCAGCAGATTCAAACTGGACTCATTCTAGTAGTTCTATTAGTGGTGGGTTTCTTGTACTTGATCAGAACGATTCGGCTCAACAGACTATTACAACTTTTGTAGATAATAGACAATATAAAGTTACATTTAGAATTACAGGAAGTACGGTTACTCTAAAAGTAGGAACAAGTTCAGGTGGAACTGAAATTAAAAGTGAAGATTTTACGATAGCTAATACAGGTGAAGGTCAAGTACATACTACAACCTTTGGAGCAACTGCTTCCACTCTATATATAACTTTAACAAATACTACAAGTACTCAAGCAAAAGTAGATTTTATTAATATTACAGAAGATGTAAGTCCTAAAAGACTTCAGTATATTACTTATGAACAATTTGCTAGAGACTATAGAGAAACAGATGCTTCTATTGATTCTAGTAGTTATGGTACACCAGAATATGTGTATCCTACTCAAGATGGTAAGTTCGGATTACATCCCATACCAGATAGAGGGAACTATACAGTACTGTTTGAATATTGGACTACTCATACAGAGCTTTCTGCTTATGATGATACTCCTACAGTTGCTACTAGATATCAAGATATTATCGTCAGTAAATCAAAATACTATACGTATATGTTGAGAGGAGATATTCAAATAGCTCAGATGTGTTTACAAGAATATCTTAAAGGTATTGAACGAATGAGAATTGAATTAATCAATAGAGATGAAGTTATGAGGTATATATAATGTATGTAAATCCAGATGATGATAAAGTAAAACAATTACATGCTGATATTGGAAAAACTTTACCAGAACAGATTAAGCTTACTAAAGGAACTCCAAGTCTATATGGTGGTGGTAAGATTAAGAAGAAGTATAGCTACCGTAGAGGTGGGATGACTACTTTAAGAAAACCTAAGAGGAGTTAAGATAATGACACAAAATATTCCTAGACCACCAAGAGATAAAGGAAATCCTTATCCTACTCTTGAAGAGAGTGATTGGAATGCACGTAAGTATTTTGAATCGATAGTAAGATGGGCAAGAGACAATAAGAAAAAAGCAAGAGAAATGGAACTAGATTTACCAGAGATTGAAAAAACTTTAAAAGATCTTATGAAAGAACAAAAATCAGGAAAATCAATAGCCCCAATGGTTCCAAAAAGTAAACCTCAACCAGGGGGAAAAAAACAGTACCAATTACCAGGAGTATATATAGATCCAGAAACTGGAGCAGTACTACGTGAAGCTGCTAAAGGTGGTAAAGTCTATGGTAACTCTACTAGAAAATCTAAGTATAGTACAGGTTAATGGCTACTAGAATTATTAATGCTGCTGCTTCTTTAGGAGATACAAGTTTAACGAATATCTATACTTGTCCTACTAATTATAAAGCAGTTGTAAAGGAGCTTTGGCTAACAAATGTAGATGGTACAAATGCTGTTGATGTTACAGTTAAGTGGACAGATACTTCAGCAAGTGCAACATATGCAATTATAAGTACCAAGTCTGTAGCAGCAGATAGTTATCTTAGAATTGATAGTGCTAATATAGTTCTTGAGGAAGCAGATATTCTGAAGGTACAGGCAGGAGCAGCTAATGATTTGACTGTATCGGCTTTTGTAGAAGAGATTTATACACCAACGTAAAGGTAAATTATGGCTAGTAATGTACAAGCATCAGCTATAGCAACAGATGGAGGTCTGGTTCTAGATAGAGATCCATTCTCTATTCCTCCTGGTTCTGCTGTAATTCTGGATAACTTTGAAGCAGATGCTGATGGTGGGTATAGTCGTATCAAGGGTACAGTAAAGTATGATACGAATGAACTTAGTGAAGCTACCATAGCTGGTGCTGGTTCTAGTGATATGCTTATGACAGCATTGTTCACAACTACAGCTACAACTCCTGTTAACATGGTTCTGGCAGGACGAGGAACTATCATAGCAAAGAGTATTGGAAGTGGATGGACTTCTGTACAAACAGGCAGAACAAGTGCAGAGAAATATTCCTTTGCATTATATAATTTTAATGGAACAAATAAGATTATAGTAGCTGATGGTGCCAATGCTGCAATGTCTTATGACGGATCTACGGCTACAGCAATTACAGCAAGTGGAGCACCTTCTGATCCAGAAGTTGTAGAGGTATTTAAGAATCACATCTTCTTTGCTGGAATGGCAAGCAATAAACAAGAGGTAGTATTTGCAGCACCTTTTGCTGAGAATGATTTTACTGCTGCAAACGGAGCAGGATCAATTAAAGTTGATAGCCCGGTTGTAGGACTAAAAACATTTCGTGATAAACTTATTGTATTTGCACAAGATGAGATCTATCAGATTCTAGGTACAAGTGGTGCAGACTTTCAAATGAATCCTATCACAAGAAAACTTGGTTGTCTAGATAGAGGGACGATACAAGAAGTGGGTGGTGATATTATCTTCCTAGCTCCTGATGGATTAAGAACAATTGCCGGTACGGAAAGAATTGGGGATATTGAATTAGGAACAGTTTCTAAGACTATACAAAAAAGAATTAATGAGATTAATTTTGATAATCTTAATTCTTTAGTAATAAGAGAAAAAAGTCAATATCGTTTATTCTATCCAGATGATGATAACGTAGAGACAGTTTGTAAAGGAATTATAGGAACACTCAAAAGAAACTTGGAAGGAACTGTAGGTTGGCAATGGTCTGATATTATAGGTATTAAACCTACTTGTACAGATTCAAAGTATTTCGGATCTACTGAATATATTGTTCATGGAGATAACAATGGATTTGTATATCGTCAAGAACAATCAAATAGATTTAATGGAAGTACAACAAATAGTTCTACTGGAACAACCATATCAGCAGCATATAAAAGTCCAGATATAACTTTTGGAGATTCAGGTGTTAGAAAAAGTATGCAAAGAATTTTACTTAATATTGAATCAGAAGGAGATTTAGATTTTAGTCTTCTAATGAGATACAATTATAATAACTCTGATACACCACAACCTTCTGCAATTTCTATATCTGAAACATCTGGTGTTGCTGTTTTTGGCAATGCTTTATCTACATTCGGAACAGCAGTTTTTGGTTCTTTTGGTTCTCCTTTAATTAGAAAATCAATTGAAGGATCGGGTTTTTCATCTGCTGTTCATATTATAGATACTGCTAGTAAACCACCATATTCTATTAGAGGATTTCAATTAGAGTATACTCCTGGAGGAAGATATTAATGGCTATTCAAGGGTACGATAAAACTTCTACATATAGTAATTTAGCTACTGGTAATGTAATTGAGGCAGCATATTTTACAAATGAATATGCAGAAATCTTTGATGCTTTTAAGGCAACAACCAGTACAACTGCCAGTGGTCATAGGCATGACGGTGGTGATGCAATGGGAGGATATGTTGCATTACTTTCTGATAGTGATAACGATACTAAAATTACTGTAGAAACTATAAGTATTTCTAGTGGAGCACCTAGTTATACAGACTCAGATACTATTACGATTATAGCAGGTAGTGCTACAATTGCAACTATTGATTCAGGAGATATTAAAGTAGCAGCAAATAAAGGGATAACCTTTGGTGATGCAGCAGAGAAGATTGAGGGTGATGGAACAGATCTAACTATTTCCGGTAATAATATTAAGCTCACAGCAACTGCCGATGTTATAATTCCTGCTGATGTAGGCATCACGTTCGGTACTGGTGAGAAAATTGAAGGGGATAGTACGGATTTAACAGTTACGTCTGGAGGAAAAATTAATCTTACAGCTACAAGTGATGTAGTTATTCCTGCTGATGTAGGTATTACATTTGGCACTGGTGAAAAGATTGAAGGTAATAATACAGATATCACTGTAACATCAGGAGCAGACATTAATCTCACGGCTACTTCAGATGTAAATATTCCTAGTGGTGTTGGTGTAACTTTTGGTGATGATGGAGAGAAAATTGAGGGTAATGGCACCGACTTGACAATTAGTGCAAGTGCCGATCTTAACCTTACAGCTACTACCGATATTAATATTCCTGCCAATGTAGGACTTACTTTTGGTGATGATGCCGAAAAGATTGAGGGTGACGGAACGGACCTTACAATCTCAGGAAATAATATTAATCTAACTGCTACGGCTGATGTCAACATTCCTAGTGGTGTTGGCCTTACATTTGCTACCACTGAAAAGATTGAGTCAGATGGAACAGATTTAAGTGTTACTGTAGGTTCTGGCGGCGATATTAATGTTCCTGCAAGTATTGGTATTACTTTTGGTGACGATGGCGAAAAGATAGAGGGAGATGGCACTGATCTTACGATATCTTCTTCTGCTCTAGCTACAGTTGATGCTGGTACGGATATTGTTCTTGATGCTGGTGGTGGTGATATCTTCTTTAAAGATGATGGTACTACTTTTGGGTCTGCAACTAATACTAGTGGTGATCTTATAATTAAATCTGGTACTACTACTGCCCTTACTTTTAGCGGTGCAAATGTTACAGGTTCAGGTACATTTGAAGCTACTACAATTACAGCAAGTACTTCTATAGTTCCTGATGCTTCTGGTGGAGCAGATATAGGTAGTACAAGTGCAGAATGGGGCGATATTTATATTGCTGATGACAAAAAGATTAAATTTGGATCAGGCCAAGATGTTACTATAGAGTATGATGAAGATGGTACTGATACTCTTTTGGTTGCTGGAGGTAGTGTAACAATATCAGATGACTTAAAGTTAAACTTTGGTACTGGTAAAGATTTTTCTATAGAATATGATGAAGATGGTAATGATACTACAGTAGCAGTAGGTTCTGGAGGATTTTCTTTTGGTCCACATGGAACTTCTACTGGTAATACTACTTCTATACAATTTCAGGAACTTGCTGCTAATGGAGCACATTACGTGGGCTTTAAGGCAGCAGATAGTATATCTGCTAATGTTATATGGACATTACCTAATGCTGATGGTTCAGCAAATCAAATTATAAAAACAGATGGTAGTGGAGCATTGAGTTGGACAACTCCTTCTACTGGTGCTGTTACAGCAATTAATAATGCTACTGCAAATGAACTAGTAACAATTGGTTCGACAACGACAGAGCTTGATGCAGAAGGTAATCTTACTTTTGATGGCTCTACATTAGCTTTGACAGGTGATGCAACTATTAGTGATGATTTAGGTTTAGTTTCTGATGCTGCTCTATTAACTTTCGGTGCTAATTCAGAAGTTACTCTAACTCATGTTCATGATACTGGGTTACTACTTAATAGTACTATGCAGTTACAATTTAATGATGCATCACAGTTTATTAATGCACCAAGTGCAACCATTCTTGATATAAATGCAACGGATGAAATAGAGTTAAATGCTACAGCAGTAGACTTAAATGGTACTTTAGATGTTTCTGGAACAGCACAAGTTAATGGTGTTCTTACTGCTGCTGCTAAACTTGATATGAATGGTACTGAACTTATACTTGATGCTAATGCTGATACTTCTATAACTGCTGATACAGATGATCAAATAGATATTAATATAGGTGGAACAGATGTTGTTACTCTAACAAATAGTAGTCTTGTTCTTAAAGGTACTACACCTACTTTAACTATTGGAGATGCAGGGGCTGAAGATACTAAGATTGTATTTGATGGTAATGCTCAAGACTTTCATATTGGTTTAGACGATACTGCTGACGATCTTGTTATAGGACTAGGATCAACATTAGGTACTACTACTCATATGGCTTTTGATGAAGCGGGTACTGTGATCAAGCCGCTTCAACCAGCTTTTTCAGCTGGCCCTGCATCACAGCAAGTTAATTTCGCTGTTACCTCTGATGTAGATATAGCATTTGGAACAGAAATATTTGATGTCAATGCAGATTTTGCATCTAATACTTTTACCGCTCCTGTTACTGGAAAGTATTTGCTAACATATATGATTATGCTGCTCAATCTAGATAGTGCATCGGCCTATTATAGAATAAGATTGGTAACAAGTAATAGAAACTATGACAACTTAAATGACACAGATTTTGGTCAAGATGCTGTGTATTGGACGATATCATCGAGTTTTGTAGTAGATATGGATGCTGGGGATACTGCCTCTGTTCAAGTTCGACAAGCAGGTGGAACGGTGCAATCAGATGTCGAAACAGATTCTCGTTTTACTGGTTGTCTATTAGCATAAAGGAATAATAAAATGGCATTAACAGTTACAGTTGAGATCAATGATATTAATGAGAAAATTCTTTTAAACGATTTACTTGATATTGATGATTGGGTACAGAAGGCAGTTGTAGGAAAAATTAACAAATGCAAAACACGAATGGCAGATAATGCATCGGCAATATTGAAAGCAGATGCATCTGTTGAAACTATGCCAGCTACCGATGATGGTTTAATTGAAGCTCTTCTTGCTAGGTCTGATTATAAGAATAGAGCAGCCAGAGACGCTTAATAAAGTCTTATAGAAATGAAAATACTATGGAAACAGGCATGGCTGTTGTTGATTAGCTTTAGTATAATCTTTTTTTCAGGAATACTGACAACACAAGCATTTGCACAAACTAAATTATCTCCTAACCTTTGTCTTCCCATGGAAAAAAAAGATATAATTTTAAGTAATATTTTAAAGCAATTTAAAGAAAAACAAGTACTAACAGGAGTATCTGTTAAAGGTCATCTTCTTAATGTTTATGTAAATATAGAAACAGGAACATGGACAGTGGTAGGATTTGCTCCTACTAATCATCTATGTATTTTAGATACAGGATCAGGTTTAGAGGTTTATCCTGAAAGTATAGTATTAGGAACTGGCACGTAGCACTGTTGACGAAGCTTATAACGTAAAGGTGGAATAGAATGGCAGACAAAAATAAAACTCCTGCTTATGTAGATAAAGCAATTAAATGGCTGGAAAGTAGATCTCCAGAGGGAGAGAGCTTGGCCTTTATTAATCCTGAAGAGGCCAGACTTCTCAAAGAAGCAGGAGGTAGTGGTGAGAAAGCTGTGGGTGGTATTCGTAGTTATCAAGGAAAAGCACCCGGAGGTTTTACTAATTGGTATGGACTGAGTCAGCAGAAGAAACAACAAGCTGCACTGAAACAAGCTCAAGAGGATAAAGATTTTATTGCACAGTTAAAAGCAGAAGCACAGGAAGCTCAGGCTGAAGCTGCTCCTTCTCCGTTTACAGGTGGTGCTGCTACTTTAAGTGGTGCAGAAGCATTGGGTGCTTTTCCTTCTCCTGTTCCTACAACTCCTGCTGTTCCTAAATTAGAAGTTCCAACTTTATCTCCTGGAGTTCCTGGACAAGAATTAATTAAAGAAGAAGGTCTTGAAATAGGAGAACAACCTACTGTTCTTCCTCCAGCAATAGTTCCAGAAACTGGAGTAGCACAACCCAGTCCTACAAGAGTTCCGTCTGCTGTAACTGAAGCAGCTAAAGTAGCAGATACAGGAGCAGCGGCTGCTGCTGCACAAGCCGCTCCTACTAGAGTTATTGGTGATATTCAGGAAGCTATTCCAACAGAAGAATTAGCAGAGGCTGCTACAGCAGACCTTGATCCGAAAGCTACATTACAATTTCAACTGGGAGAAATTACTTCTTCCATTAAAGAAGGACAGCCTCTACCTTTATGGGCTGCTCCTGCTGCTAGAAATGCTGATTCTGTTATGCTACAGAGGGGGCTTGGAGCTTCTTCCATGGCAGCTTCAGCTAGAACACAAGCCTTATTAGAGGCTGGTCTACCAATAGCTAGTGCAGATGCACAGGCATATGGAAGAATACAATTACAGAATTTGAATAATAAACAAGCAACAGCATTACAGAATTCTAACAATCTTGCTGCCATGAGAACTCAGAATTTGAATGCAAGATTAACAGGTGCTGTAAATAATGCACAAAATTTCTTAGCAATTGATACAGCTAACCTAACAAATCAACAGGCAGCTAATACTCTTAGTTATAATGCTTTTACACAAGGTTTGTTTACTGATCAAGCAGCAGAGAATGCATCAAGACAATTCAATGCTACCACAGAAAATCAAGTAGAACAATTCTTTTCTACTCTAGAAACTTCGGTAGAAGAATCAAATGCAAATAGACTTACGGCAGTAAGACAGTTTAATGCAGGTGAAGTAAATGCTCATGAACAATTTTATGAAAATCAAAAGTTAGCCAGAGAGACTTTTAATTCTAATATGGAAGCATCCGTTAGAGCAGCTAACGCTAATTGGCAGAGATCAGTTTCTACAATTAATAATGCTAATCAATTAATGTCTAATACTTTTGCTTCTCAGGCTGCTCTTGGTCTTAGTGAACGAGAATATCAATTCTTATGGCAAAGACATAGAGATGATGCTAGTTATATATTTCAGAGTACTGAAGCTGGTCTTGATAGAGATGCACAAACTGCCGCTCTTGCACAACAAGCCGCTATTGCTACAGGAAATCAAAATGCCTCGAAGAAAGGTAAACTATTTGATGCAATAGGAGCAATAATTGGTGGGATGTTTGCTAAGTCTTAGTTTCTAAAGGATATGATGGTTATTATACAGTAAATTATTCTAGATTAGTTTAAGAGAGGTTAAGTAATATGGCAGAACAAGTACCAGCTATTCTTGAGGGACAAGATATGAGTTTTCTTGAAATGCAAGGAGATGCACCCCCTATTCCTGTAGAGCAAAGTGAAAAGGATATGCTATTAGGTCAGGGTATGAAACAGTTAAATGATGTTATGATCCATGTTATTTCTAGA